ATCCTTGCGAAATTATTATGTTCTGTGAACCGCTAGTGCCGTTTTCAATAAACCACAGCTTGCTAACCGTGTTTGGTGCAAGCGTAATTGTACAGGCAGAGTCCAACGTACCAGTGTACTTTAGGAATAAAGATCTACCAGGGTCGGTAGCTCCGTCTGCAATCGTAGTGGTGTGGGTGTCTGCGTTAGTTGTAATCGCCTCAGTTCCAAAGGAGAATGCTTCCGCAATCAGTTCAAGGTTAGTGTTAGTGGTGTCGCCCCAAGAGCCCGACTGTTCACCGGAACCAATTTCTTCTAACCGTAAGTCATTTACATATGTACTAGCCATTTTTTTATCCTATGCTGCAACGTCCGCCCAAGACGGAGATTGCGTGGGGGTTATCCCCGAAAAGTTTGGTGTCTGGGACGGTATAATAAGTCCCCATGGTTGTTGTAGAACTCCAATTTCACCCGTAGCTGACACTCCAGTTACAGTAACATTAGCGTTTCCAGTGACGGCTGTCGATGCACTATTCACCGAGGCCGTCATCGTCACCATCGTATTGGTGGTAAAGAAACTACCTAGTGTGGTTGTACCAGCAACACCGGTTACCGAAACATTCGCGTTACCTGTAATCGTTGCAGAGCCTACTGCACCTGTGGAGGTAACGCCCATATTCGTAGTAAATAAATTACCTAATGCGGAGGTTCCTGCAACACCTGTAACCGAAACATTCGCGTTACCTGTAATCGTTGCAGAACCTACGGCACCTGTAGCCGTAAGTGAGAAAGGAAGACTAGTATTCCAAGTGCTTGTGTTCCAAGAACTTTGAACACTGTTCCAACCTGTAAACGCTACAGTTACAGAGGACATTAGGCTATCCGGATGATCGCGTTAGAAGCATCGGCCGTGGGAAAAATAATTGTAAAGTCGCCGGAGCTTGCCGCCTTATCCGCACCAAAGTCCAACACTGCTACCGTTGGGTCCCCCGAAGCCGCATCGTTATAGATCAATGCACCACGAACTGCCGAGATGGTTACGTTCGAAAACACCTCATCCGCGAAGTCTGTAAACGCAGTAGTGCTGCTAGACGTTGGCGTAACACTTGTGAGAAACTGACCACCGGCGCTATAATTAGTGCCACTAATCTCGTTGGTTGCTGTGTACGCAGTAGTCGCCGCAGTAAACGTTGCACTGTTATCGTACAAAGCTATTTTAAATACGTTGCTTGCTGCTGTGAAATTATGAACACCCTTCATCAGTTCTACCTTGAACGAGGTGCATAAGAAGTTACCATTAAAAGCCATGTCTACATTTTCCTTATATACTCGGCCAACTCTAACTGACCAGCATCTTTGATTGCATTATATACCGTAGTTCTATCGCTTTGGATAGCCTGCCGCATATATAGCGCAACAGTTTTTTCTACAGCGTCTCGGTACTCTCTCGCTTGATCCCGAATAGCGGGGGGTGCATTTTCAGAAATGCCAATTATTTTGTTTACACAACGTTGAGCTACCTCCTCTGGAGTAGAGCCTCGGTTGTTTGTCGTAGCAACTTCAACTTTAAAGTCGTTTGACATTGTGACGGGGAAAGACATGGTGTTCATATTTTATATATCCTTACGTTTTAGCGCGAATGATTTGACCTGTGCGGTACTCATCAGTCACCTCTTGAGCTTCACCCAAGTTTTTCAATCGTCCAACAGCTTCACCAAACCTCTGCGTGTATAGCTGCATCATTGCAGGGTCACCCTTCATGTAAAGGTACGCTTCCGACAAAGACCCATAAAGCATCGCCATTTCTGCGTTTTCACTCAGCCACGTCAGTGTAGTGTCCGCGCCAATAGCCGAAACTACTGCTGTTGCCCCACTTGGACTAGCCGTAATTGTTTCACCAACAGTGTAGTTGCTGCTAGGAATCACCACAATTAATGATGTGCTAGACGGAACTGAATCAACCCCGCTACTTTCACCGCTTGTACCGCCAGTGATTGTGTCGCTTGCGGTAAACGTCCCTGTCACACTTGTAAGTGTCAGAGTATAGCTGCTTTCAGTCAAACTCTCTGGCCTGTAAAAGTAATGAAGCTCCGAGGAAAAGCTGCTTACAGGTGTAGGGCCCAAGATAAAGTTGTCCACGTCGTAAGAACCATAGTACTTAGGCACACCTGTAGTGGCAGGATTAGGGTTGTACGATTGAATAAACTCTGGATCTTTGTAATCTACGAACACAGTCTCACTGTTTGAGTCCGTAAACGCCAACGAGAACGGCGCCAAAAAGTCGCTCGGCATCGCCAAGTACTTATCAGATGCTGTCATCTGTCCAGCCACGTTCTTCCGGAACAACCCTAGCTGCACGTTTTTAAGGATACGTTCTTCAGTAAGTCGAATAAACAAGGGAAGGTTCGAGATAAAAGATGTCTCGTTGTTCTCAGTGTACTCTTCTATAGCAGTCTTTAACTGCGTGTATGTAAAGCTCATGTTGTCACCGTAACTGCGCCAACAGCCCCTGTTGCTTCTAGGTTGTTGGGAGGGTTAATACCATTGGTTGGTGGGCCACCAACAGGGTTCCAGCCCCACTGTATGTTTCTTTCCACCGTTAGATCAGGCTCTGGCCGTGGGTTCCTTAATGCTTGTGGATCCGGCCCAATCCTAGGGGGCATCAGTTGAGGATGCTTGGGCTCATACTCGTCAGGACCGACTAGAGCGCCGTTCCATTCTTTCATCATGTCTCTTAAACGGTATCTAAACCCAGACCTGTCTGAAATTCCGTATGCTTTTTTTCCACTAGCAAATGCCATTATGCCCTCAAGTACGATATACTAGGTTGCAGTTTAAGAGATACACGGCCCTCGTCCTCGTCAGACGCTCTTTGAAACTCTTCCTCATATATAGATTTTAAATACTGCAAACGTTCTGGCGCCCTTTTCATTGCAATGTAGTACGCCAGACCAGCAACCATGCAAGGATAAAACCTAAATGGTAAGTCAGTAGTGTTTGCAAACGCTCCAGCATCCTCAATGCGATCAACATAGTAATAGATTAGTTGGTCGGTTGAGTTGTCAGGCACATTCCACAAGTTAATTACGGGGCTGATCTGCCGGTCAAAATAGAACTGGCTCGGCCGACCTTGTGTTACTTTGTTAGGAAGATTTAAATATTCCCCTCGACTGATCCGATCTAGCTCATAATCCGTATTACCTCTACGGACTACTACTTCTAGTATGTCCGCAGAACTTTGAGTCAAAGCAAAACTAACAGCAGTTGTCACCGTAGTTACAGTGCCGCTAACACTTCCCGTTATACTTTCTGCCGCAACAAACGTTCCAACAGGGTAGGTTATTGCAATACTTGTACTAGAAACAATGCTTGTGATTATAGCTGTTGCGCTACTTGTTCCGCCGGTGATGGTCTCAGCTACTACAAAAGAGGCACTCGACGCTACAGTTATTGTCAAGGTTCCAACAGGGTAAGAAGACACAGCCTGGGCCAAGTCTAATGTTTTTTGTTTGATGGTCCACAAGTTTAAACCACGGTTAGTCCATTCCGCGAACATAAGGTTTAACGAACGACGTGCAGTCTTAATCTCGTAACCAGTTCTCGCCTCTAAACCACACCGCTCATAGGCTTCCTCAATAGCTTCAGCTATATCAAGGTTAAATGTTCTGGTCCCAGAAGTCGTCATTTGTTACCCCTTCTTCGGTTTACGTTTGGCTGCGGAAACTCTGCGAGGTTTACCAGCAGGCTGTCCTAGTTTTTTCTTCTCTCGTACCTTACTACGTTTTTCAGCCGCTGTCATTTCTTTGCTTGTCTTTGGTGTTTTAGAGCTTACTCTTTTACTTGGCCGGCAATACGGAGTATCTCTTTTCTCACCTTTCTTGCGGCCGCAAGGCTTTCCAGAACTGACATCTTTCCAATCCTCTTTAAACCACCGCTTGAGGGCCGCACCCTCTTTTGTTTTACGAACAGCCATCAGTAATTATTCGTTTCTTTACGACGAGATTCCTGTACAGAACCACATCCGTTAGCAATGTAACCACCGTTCTTTAACTTTTTCTTGACCGGCCGTTTTCTTTTAGAAGATTCTCCCCAGTTTGCCGCTCCTACCTTGCGACATTTGGCTATAGCCCCGCTTGCGTAGGCGCTTGGGAATACTTTGTATCTTGCTTTGACTTTTTTGTAACATGCGTCTTTGGGCATTATTTTTCTCCGAGGGCGGCTTGGAAATCTGTTGGCTCATTTGGGCCCGAGACATTGCCATATCGTGCCTTCCTTTGTAAAAACTCCTGCCACATTGGCTGGATCATGTTATAGTTTTGATCTACCTTATACACAACGACGGCCATTTGCGCGTTCATAGTAAACAAAGTAATCGCCCCCCAGCTTACTACACCAAGGATTACAACAGAAAAGATTTGGTTAAGGTCAATTTTCATATCTTAACACTTCCAACGTTTCCGCGCAGCCTTACCTCTTTCCCCTGTCCAACCTTTTGACCTAGCACAAAAAGATTTCTTACGACCTTTTTCGCTCTTAGACTTAGGGTTGGGTGCAGGAGCTTTAAGTTTGCTACCTGTTGCTTTGTTGTATTTAGCGCGGCCTTTTGCAGTAAGCCCAGCGCCCTTTTTTACAGACAATTTCTCGCCACGACCAACTGAGAGATTAACTTTTTTCTTATCAGCCATAGCAAGTCGCTCCAAGTTAAGCGTGGTAGAACATCATCAAATCGAATTGCGGAACAACAAATGTAACGTAACAACCATCCTTAAATAAAACACCCTCATCAGGCATAAAGGGGTCATCCGAAGCGTTGTCAGTTCCAATTGAACGAAACTGTATGAGTTCTGTTCCTGTGACACCACCGTTTCGCAGGTTAGCTTTTCCAGCAGTTCCGCCGGAATAAAAAGAAAACCCTTGCAAACGAGTGCGCCCCGCAAAAATTACACCCGCTGCGTTGGCGTTTATACCAGCGGATACGTTACCGGCTGGATTTCCAACTGCGGTTATACTGGCAATAGTTTTAAAATATCCAGTACTTGTTGCTGTTCCAGCATTAGCACCCGTGAGGTTTTCGGTAAGTGCCGCACCATTTACATCTGTGCCAACTATATTAAACGATTTCGAAGAATCGTTCCCTGCTGACAAAATTGTTACTTGCCGTGCAGAAGCGTTTGTAACGCTACCGCCAGAAGCTAAAGCTCCGCCAATTACTAGAGCCGCGTTGTTTCCAACTGACGTTGCAACTGAAATTCCGTCTGCGTCTAAAGCCACCTCATCGCTGATGATGACTGGGGTTACGTCTGATCCTGCCATTTTGGCCTCCTATAAATGAAGGCGGGGCGTTAACCCCGCCAAATTAAAAATTAGGCTGCGAAAACA